CTCTACCGGCGAGCCCTAGACACTCCCGGCGGCATCCGTATGCCAGTCTCCAAACGCAAATCCGAAGCCGGCTACTTCCAACTCCGCATGAACAAGGCCCGAACCATCGAGCGAGCATTCTCTCGCCGGGCCTATCCCTCCGACAGCCCCATGTACGACCGATCCGAGTATGACTCCCTCCAGGTCCAAGTCAAAGGTCCAGACGACGAAGGATTCTACTGGCTGTACATCCGTTCCCACGGCCGCATGGACCTGCTACAATATGTCGAGGCCATCGCCGACACCGAGCCTGAGGTGTTGCAGATTGAACATCAGCCCACGGATGAACAGCATCCTAACAATAACGGTGATGACTACATTGACCCGGAGCTAGCATGAACAAGTTCAGAATTAAAACCCTAGAAGGCAAGCAAACCTATATCTATCACATAGACCTAGGCGCAGATCTACCCGGATTCAGCTGTGAGAAACAATACGAAGTCTATACAGATTTGCTGTATATAAATGGCAGGCATGTACTGAGTCAAATTGACAAAGCCTTGTGCGAGCTTAGTGGTAATCAACCAGCATTCCGAATGGCTGAGCTTAAAGCCTGGATCGAGTGTATATGTCAAGAAATTGGTCTTGATATAAATACTCTGGACATGAATCCAGTCGAGCTAGCAGATGATTAGCCGGCGCGGACTCATCACCGGACTGATCGCCCTCGTCGCCGCCCCGGCAATCATTCGCACGCCTGGGTTGCTGATGCCGATCAAGGGTATTCAGATTATAATCCCAAATGATTGGGAACACTATACAAGCCAATTCAAATGGAACCGAGGACTAATTGCCGAGGACTGGAAATACGCCATTCGCATCTCGCTACCGCAACAAGCTTGGAGACAACTAAATGCCCACGATGAACAACCCGATCTGGTCTAGCCTCTGGTATCGCGCCGCCAAGGAAGAAATCGGCATTGCCTTTAAGCTCGACAAAGCCTGGCCTTGGTTCCTCAGCGGCATGGGCAAGACTCGACCCGCAGGCTTCAAAGACTACACGCTCTCGCCAACCAGCGACCCCACCACCTTCTTCATCACCAAACCCAACGCTGTTATCGACGACAGCATACCGGATTGAGGCCCATGCCCAGTACATGCTCTTACACAACTTATGATATGTGGGCTCTTCTAGCCTTATGCGGAGTGACCCTAGCCTGGGGTCTAATAATGTACCTCAAATGGGTCGGGCTTTATCTAGATCACAAACGCTTGATAGACTTCCATCACTACACCATCTATCGCCAAGGCCAACCTCCGGAGGTACACTGATGCCCGACCTTGCCCCTAACGATGTCAATATCTTGATGAATCGCATCGAGGAGATCAACGCCAAACCAGCCCCCGACCTCACCAGCGACGACCTTGACCTCCTGATCGCCTACCATCGCCGCAACCGAGCCCGCAAGGCCGCAGGCGAGCGTGCCCTCGGTCACGCCATCACCGGCGCACCCAAGCCCGATCTGAACCGCATCCTGAACCTGCCAATGGCCAAGCCCAAGACTAGTGGCATCACGAGGAGGATTTAATGGCCGACCAAGTCCTCGACGAATCGGTTGTTGCCAAGGGCACCACCTCGCCATTCCTGCCGGGGACCCAGATACAGTATGCCTGGGACTCAACGTCGCTTGGATATTATAAGACCTGCCCCCGCCTATACCAATACGTAATGCTCGACGGCTGGGCCGGCAAGGGAGAGTCCGTCCACCTTCGCTTCGGCCTGGAATACCACGCCGCCCTGGAACAATTCGATCGCCTCATGGCCGAAGGAGCCGAACGTGAAGATGCAATACGAAAAGTGGTCAGGACCCAGATCGAACGAATTCAGGATTGGCACCCAGACCTTGACACCAAAGCGGGCCACTATAAAAACCGTGACACTCTCGTTAGCCTTGTGGTCGACTACCTTGACCATTTCGCTGACGACCCAGCACAAACCTACATCCTCAACGACGGGACGCCGGCGGTGGAGTTGAGTTTTAGGTTTGAGTTGGATTGGGGGCCAACTGGCTATGAGGTTGTCGAGCCGGGTGGTATGGGCCAGCCCTACCTCCTCTGCGGTCATCTCGATCGCGTCGTGGACTTCAACGATCAGTTGTTAGTCATGGATCGCAAGACTAGCACCACCACCTTGTCCGCCTATTACTTCAACCAATACGAACCCCACAACCAAATGACCTTGTACACCCTCGCCGGCAAGATCATCCTCAACGCCCCAATCCGCGGAGTCATCATCGACGCCGCCCAGGTCCTCCTCGAAAAGCCCAATGCCTTCGCCCGAGGCTTCACCTACCGCACCGAGGACCAACTGGAAGAATGGCTTGCTGACCTGCGAGTGACCCTAGCCTTTGCCGAATCGTGTGCCACCTCGGGCCACTTCCCCATGAACGATACCTCTTGCGACAAATTCGGCGGTTGTCGCTTCCGCGGCATCTGTTCCAAATCCCCCGCAGTCCGCGACCGATTCCTCGCGGCTGACTTTGAAAAACTGGAGCCTGATCAAAGATGGAACCCGATGAAACCGAGGTGATGATTTCAGTTGTTGACACCGTCTACAACGCTGATCAGCACACATTCGAACTAATTAGCAACCGATTCTGCCTCCAAGACCATGGCCTTAAGTCCGGAGATAAGGTCAAAATCACCATCACCAAGGAGCCCAAGCCCGATGCCCAGCCTGTCCAACCACCACTCTAACAACCTCGTCAAGCTCCTGCTTCTCGGGGATGCGAAAAGCGGAAAGACGTCATCCTTGGTTTCTCTCGTCCGTGCCGGCTACAAACTCCGCATTCTCGACATGGACAACCTCCTCGATCCGCTCAAATACCAAATCATGTCCCACTGTCCCGACAAGATCGACAACGTCGAATACCGCAGCCTTCGCGATGATTACAAGGTCAGTCCTGGCGGTACAATTGTGGATGGCCGTCCAAGAGCCTGGATTGATTCTCTTAAAATGCTCAACAACTGGTCCTATACCGACTCAATCACCGGCGAGCTCATCGAACTGGGTCCACCCTCGGTTTGGCCCGATGATACCATCCTTGTTATCGACTCCCTCAGCCGCTGGTGCGACGCTGCTATGGAGTTCCACCGCAGCATGACCCCGGTTGGCAAAGGCGGTCAAGCCGACGGCCGAGCAATCTACGGCAACGCCCAGGACGACGTTGAGAAGCAACTCGCCAGTCTAACCTCGCCTAACTTCCGTTGCAATGTCATTGTGATCTGTCATGGCGTGTACATGACCCTTGACGATGGCACAACCAAGATCTTCCCCCAGGGTATCGGCCAGAAGCTCAGCCCCAAGATTCCCACCTATTTCCCCAACTACATCAGATATATACAGAAAGCCGACAAGCGAACCATCCAACTAACCTCCAACCAAATGATCTCCCTTGCCAACGGCCGACCCGATGCAATGCCCACCGAACTCCCGACCGACACCGGCCTCGCAGAATTCTTCGCGATCCTCCATGGCGGCACCGTCGCGAAGTCCGAGCCTACCCCCGTCGCCAAACCCAAGTCGCTAACTTTGAGGCGAGCATGAACCATAGTCAATGGAAACCACCCGCACCACCCCAGCCACAAGCAGCACAAGCCTTCGACCTCAACTCCCTCCTCGGCCTGCACAAATACCTCACCGAACTCCCAACTCGCACCACAACCATGGAGACCTGTCTCACCCACATTGAAACCCAACTCCACACCGCAATCACTGGCATCATCGTAACCAAAGGACCTATGCAATGAGCAACGCCCCGAACTTCACCTCAATTTTGGATGAACAGCCGACCGAAGTCAATCGCCCAAAGCCCTTGCCCGAGGGTACCTATGTCTGCATCGTCGGCCAGCCGGAGGATGGGCTGTCTTCCCAGAAGAAAACTCCCTTCGTCAAGTTCGCCTTGCGACCAATCTCAACCTTGGAGGATGTTGATGCCTATGCCTTGGCCGAGGTCGGCGGACTCGACGGCAAGAACCTGTCGGTGACCTACTACCTCACCCCCGACAGTATCTTCCGCCTCGACGAATTCCACGAGCATTGCGGACTGGACCTCAGCGACGCTGCCAGTCGCCGAGCCCGTAACGCCGAGGTGGTCAATGGCCAGGTCCTCGCCCAGGTCAAGCATCGTATGAGCCAGGACAACACCCAGGCATATGCCGAGGTCAATCGCACGGCCCCGGCGGAGTGAGGAGCAACACATGGACTATGAAAACGGTAGATCAATGACCTTCGGCGAACGCGCAGTTGGCTTGTCATTCAATCCGTCTAGTAATGGAGATGTCGACAAGCTCAAGAAACTCTACGCCGACATCATCGACCACATGGATGACTTTCGCAAGGGCTACATCACCCGCGGTGATAACCCCGAGATGGTTCGCCTGTGTTCCATCGCCATCACCGAAGCCCAGACTGCTCAGATGTGGGCTGTCAAAGCAGTGACTTGGCGTAGCTAAGCCCCAAGCCCAAACCCTGGTGGGGGCGATTGTGCCCCCACCAACCATAGGAGCCCAACATGAACGACACCGCAGTAGACAACTCCATGCGCAAGCTCGTCGAGGCAGTCACTAGCACTGTCCGCCCCACATTATCCCTCACTGCCGCCCACGGATCATACACCGACAACGCCCGCATCGCGCAGAACCTCAAGGCCATGCTCCACGGCGAAGACGCCTGGAACGGCCTCGAACCTTGGCAGCAAGAATCCCTGGACATGATCTGCTCCCGCATGGGGCGAATTCTCGCCGGTAACCCGGCCCACCCAAAGCATTGGTTCGGGATTATTAACTTCGCGAATCTGGGGCTTGATCCAAATCATCGGGTGAAGGGAGAGCAGGTATGAACTGGCAGCCCATCGAGACTTGTCCTAAGCCGCCTAAGACTGGCGAGTACAGCATTCCATTCCTCGTTTGGGATGGTGACAATATAGTGGTTGCAACCTGTTTTAGCTACACAGATACCCACAAACTGTTTTGTGTTGCTGATTCCTATGGATTTAACGAAGACGGCGAAATCCCTAATCCAACGCACTGGATGCCTTTGCCTGAGCCGCCTAAATGACTCGCATCGTCCTCCTCGCCGAAGCCCAAGGCGAAGCCGAGGCCAAGCATGGTTCTACATTGATTGGCGCCTCGGGCATCGAGCTACTCCGCATGATGTCTGAGGCCGAGCTAATCACCCTCAGTCCCGTCGACCGCGACCTGATTCACAAATACTACCTCACCAACGACAATCGCCATATCATGTCCCTCTGGGATAACCATCCCGAAGTCTACCGCACCAACGTCTTCAACCACCGTCCACCCAACAACTGGCTCGGCTGGTTCCTTGGTCCCAAATCCGAAGCCCTGCCCGGCTACCCGATGCTAAAAATCCCTACCGGCCAAGGCAAGCCCAAGCCCACCGGCCCATACGTCCGAAAGGAATTCGCTAGTGAGCTTGCCCGCCTTGGTGACGAGTTGCTTGATAAAAACCCAAACGTTATTGTTTGCCTCGGCAATTGTGCCCTCTGGGCCCTGGCCGGCCTCAGTGGGATTGGAAACATACGGGGTACCACCTTACTATCAACTCACACAGTTGGCGATTTTAAGTTACTACCAACCTATCACCCCGCGGCCGTCTTGCGAAACTGGGACCTCAGACCCGTAGTCATCGCCGATCTGATGAAAGCCCACCGAGAGTCTGGCTACCCTGAGATCAGGAGACCCGAACGTGAAATCTGGATCGAGCCGAGTATCGAA